CTTATTTTTATAATGGTGAAATACATAAATATATTCCAGATTGGATAATTAATGATGAATATATTGAAATTAAAGGATATTATACAAAACAGTGGCAAGCTAAATTAAATCAATTTCCAAAAAATTTAAAATTAAATATTTTATATGAAAATGATATGCAAAAATATTTAAATTATGCTCGAGAAAAATATGGTAATAATTTTGTTGAACTATATGATAATTCTAAATATATCAAAGATATTAATGATGCAAAAGCAGCATGGTTTCATTTAAAAAATGAAAAAACTAAATTATTAATACAAGTGTATGTATTTAAAAAGAATTATAATATATACTTAAATAATGGTTGGAAATTAGGAAGATATTTACCGACAGTTGATAAAGAATATACAGTAGTTAAACATCGTATTGTTCATAAAACAGAAGAAGAAAAGGAAAGAATTTTAAAAAGCTTAATAGAATAAAAATATACCCGGTTAACTCAGTTGGTTCAGAGTGACGCTTCGACTAAGCGTAAGTCATAGGTTCGAATCCTTTATCGGGTACTAAAATTCGGTCGGTTAGCTCAGATGGGAGAGCACGTGGCCTACATCCACGACGTCAGGAGTTCGATTCTCTTACCGATCACTAAAATATCGGCATATAGTGTAATTGGTTAACACGCCCGTCTGATATGCGGGAAACATTGCTTGTCCTGGTTCGAGTCCAGGTATGCCGACTAAAATCCGCGTGGTGCGATTAGTGGAGCAGGTGAAGGAACAGGGCAACATAATCTTAAATGTGGTTTGAACCCCGAGACCTAAAATTCGCTGAGAACCTGCATTAGGGTTGACGAAAGTCAATCCTTTTTCTATATTCTGGTCCAGAGGATACAATGTTGGAATTGATTTGCAATATTATCGCCATAGTTCTGTGTATAATAGCTATACTCCTGATGAGATACCAGGAACATATCGATGTATCGAATTTTATGGAAGAATACAATGCTCATGTATATATGGAAAACCTGGCAATCTTGATCGACGGTTATGACCGTCTGTTGGAAAAACCAGACTCGGAGAATAAAAAGAATATTACGAAAAAGGCAAATCACGGGACCAAGTGGAACCAGTTTACCGATTTCGTAAAAAACCTGACCGGCGGCAAGTGGGATTTTTCGTTATTAAGTTTTGAATACGAATCCGATAACGACGAGGAATGATATGAACGCGAAAGACGTAAAAGCTAGAACAAAGGCCATGACGAATCTTGATAACCTTATCGTTATCGACCTGGTACATAAGGTCGAGCGGGAAATCGAGCATTCCAGTCTCCTGAACAAGCACTCAGCGATTATCGAATTTCCGGAAATTTATAAAGACTTTGAAAAATTTGAATTAAGGCTTAAACAGATGTTATTAGAAGACAAGATTGAGGAATTACCATGATTGAAGTATTTGACGGACTTTTTAATAGACATGTACGGAACGTTAGTCTTACAAGACTAGAAGATAAAGATGGTTATTTGTTTAAAGCCAACTATTTTGATTGTGGTAACTTATATAATACTTGTTCATATTTTCTTGCGTTCAATCATAGTTATATTAAAATTAACAACGCCAAATATGATTATAACTCAATGCGTAAGAATTTTGACAAAATTCAAGTTATATTAGAAAAAGAAAATATTAAAATGGCCCTTGAGAAACTATAAGAATTAACACATGGAGTAAATCAATGCCCAAATCTACAAATACCGACTTAATTGTGTTTTCTATCTGCTCTGTCCTTGTCATTGCAGTTATATGTATGTTCGCTGTTGACCGTATTATATATGGACCTGTTCCAGATAAAGCACCACCTACCTATACCACTTCTGACGGATTGCATCATGGATGTAAATTGGCCGTGTATGACGGACTAATTCACAGAACTACATGGACATTGACCTGTCCTGACGGATATATCCAGCATAATGGCAACTATACCATAGAACGTCCTTAGCGTGCATTTATACGGTTGACATCGGCTACATGTTTTGCTATATTGCATAACATGGTAAGCTGGTTCTAAAACAAGGAGGAAGTTATGATATCGGAAAATGAAATCGATACGACACTCGAGAATTACGGAAAACTCGTATCCCGGGCGCAACACGTATACAATCGTCTCTATACTGAATTGTACCAGAAATACGGGAATTCGGTTTTTTCCTGGTCCGAAGCCGAGCTGTTCCATGCCGATACGGCCGGATACGACCTGATTGTCCGCAAGACTTACGGGAAACCGGATTATATCGATTTCGGGACGACTGACCGGGATCGCGACGGCGACTATATTGGGTTTGTCGAAATCAAGAAGGAATTCCTGTATAACGACGACGCTCTGACTGCCTATATCAAGGAAGAAACCGAAAAGCTGGAAGAAAAAAGGCGTCACGAACGCGAACGAGCCGCCGAACGCCGAAAGCTCGCAAAAGCAAAAGAAGAAGAAAAAGAACGTGCCGAATACGAAAGGCTGAAAGCTAAATATGGTTGATCTCATGACGGATTTGAACGCTGCCGAGGCGTTCATGCGGAAAATTGGGTTGGATATCGAATGCGATGTCTGGCCGTTATTTGACATGACCGGCGCGCAAAAGCGTTGCGGTACAATTACGCACCCAATGTTATATGAATATTATAACCATAGGGCGATATTCGTTACGTTTATTCAACATAGGGGATATAAGATTTATAAATTGCTCGGTATGAATCCTGACGGTACCGTCATATTTGACCGGTCGGATTCCCATTGTAAGGTCGTAATCCCAGGAAATCCGGGATGGGAAGAAAGAATAGTCAAGGAAGTCGAAGAAATTCGGTACACTCTTACACGTTATTATAAAGAATATACCGGCAAAATGCTTGAACAAACGCTATCGGTACTGGAATGAACTACCTGCAGATGAACGACAAGGGAAAGCTCGGGCATGACGAACAGAAGCTGGCCGAATACTTCGGCGAGGGCAACTATACCCCGTTCTACAAGAAGCACCTGCTGCAGAATAAGATTAAGCTGACTAAGGACGACTTCGTTGCGGGCGAAATTCCCGTCATGTTCAATGCGATGAAGAAACTCGGAATTGACTATAAACATGACGATTATCCGGAACCGTTGAGGAAATACCTGCATAGACGAATCTGGGAAACGAAACTAGGGTATATGCAGGATAAGGCATTCAACGATTATCCCATGGAGCCTGTATTTATCAAGCCGAAAGATAAACTGAAAAAGTTTACCGGTTTCGTATTGAATTCAAGAGACGATTGGATGCTTACCCAGGGTGCGAGTGCCGGAACGAATATCGTCTGCTCGGAACCGGTAAAGTGGGTCACCGAATACCGTATCCCGGTCATCCACAACGTACCCATGGATTTCTGTCATTATTTCGGCGACCCGAAAATCAAGTTGGACATGGACACGGTAAAGAACATGGTTGCCGACTGGGCTCTGGCGGGTGCGCCGGCCTCGTACTGTCTCGACGTAGGGGTACTCGATACCGGGGAAACCGCGCTTATCGAAATCAACGACGCGTTCAGTTGCGGGAGCTATACGATGAAATCCGGGACATACGCCGTCCTACTCATTGCAAGATGGGACGAACTGCTCGGCAAGACGTCGGATATTTCTACGGGATGGCAGGGAATATTCGAGAATTCCGGACGATAGTGGTTTGACCTGTTTCAAAAGGGTTGACGGAAGTCGACCCTTTTACTATATTATGATAAGACAACTAACAAAACCAAGCCGTGGAGGTATACAATGAATCCGACTTGTTATATTGTTTTCGGCGTAATCTGCCTGATTGCCGCGATAATTGCGTCTATTTTCGGAATAGTTTTTGCATGTTTGAGTTTCGATGGTTGCCGTATCAAAAATGAATCGATAATTTATTTTGTTGGCGGCATATTCTGTTTTGTTATTTGCGGTATAAGTGGATACGGTGCCACAACTATGTTGTGGCCTGACCCGGAAACCCTTTATCAGAGGGTACTCGACGATAAGCCTGAATGCGATATCAATAAGGTTTCCTGTATAAAGGAAATGACGAAATGGTTGGCTGATTCGTCGCTTTCCTATATGAAATTCCAGACGGATTCAGTAGACGCCGCGGAAAAATATAACATGTTTAAGGGAGAATAACTATGACCGGATTCGTAATTGGAGTAATAACTACCGTAGTGGTATGGTCATCGATCAATGCCGTCCGTGCAATCCACCGGGCGAACGTGCAGCTCCGTGAGAAGGCCGACAAGGCGAGAAAGCTGGTAAACGTCAAGGAACCGGAACACGGTCCGTATTTCAATATCGTCAAGGCGATGGAGGAAATCGTCAACCCGGCCGAAAGGTGCGTCATGTGTACCGGCTCGCTGGCCAACGCCGGCGAAATCTACATAGAGCACCTGGTGGAGCAGATAAAGAAGCATCCGCACCTGTGGCGGCTGTATTTCCAGATTTAGGGGTATCGGTCATGAACAACAAGAAAATTTTACCGGACGATACCGTCAATATATGCTGCGGGGCCAGTATATACGGCGGTACCTATATCGGGTTGAACGACTACCGTATTTCCGGCGGGAAACCGAAATTCGGCGGGACTATGTATCACGACAAAAGTATCTCGTACAGGGATATAGCTGACGCATTCTCGGAAGAGCAGCTCAAACTTATCCTGAAAATCAAGCAGGGAAAGATAAAATAAAAACGAGGGATATATGGTACGTTCCAAGAAAACGCTGAAAGCCATCGCCGACAATTTCGGGAAACCGAATGTAAAACAGAAAATCAAGCCGAAAGAAGAACCACAAAAAGTCTATTTTTACCTGACATGGTTTACCAGCGGGTATAATGTTACCGGTATTCGGAAAGAAGAAGATACGAGTCTTGCCAAGTTGAAGAAATGTTGGAAAGAAGAATGTGATCATGATACTACGCCGATTATGGAAGGTGTCATGTTCAAACGTAAAGACTAAGGAGTATTATAATGGGCACATTGGTTTCAGTAGAAGAAGCGAAAAAGAGCCTGAAAGAACTCGAAGAGGCCGCAAAAACCATTCGTTCTAGATTTGACGAACTTTTAAAGAAAAATAAATAGCGATTTATGAGCAAGTCGAAGTTCAAGCGGTCGAGATTGAAGTTTTCCAAGTTTCTGAAGCGGGTAAATAATTCGTCCATGTGTTCTCTCGATGTACACGGAAGGATCGGGCTCGCAATCATGATAGCGCGTTACCCGGAGATGTACGACGATAACCAATTGTGGCAGCTGGAAGTAGACGGGCGCGTCGTATGGACAGAACGGATCCATACGTACAATGACCGCGAATATTACGAAAAACTGATGAACGAACCTGACAAGCAGAAATTCATACGGGGCGTCATGAACATGGGTACGGAATTACTGTTTGACCATATGGAATAAGGACTATGATACCACCGATTAATCCATTATATCAGCCTATAATACCGTGGAACCGGAAATATACCATGAAAAATACAGAATCTAAGGCGAAGCCTATCCGTATTTTCAGGCAAAAGAAAGTAATCGAGTTTTTCGAGTCTATGGGTCTCACGACAAATACGCTGCTCGACGGTACCGTCGTCGCCTACATGGAACACCCGATGTTTATCAGCGACATCAGGGTAGCCCGGCGTAACACGGCCGGCCTGTATATGCTAAAAGGCGGCGCGATACTGTTGCGATGGGACGGCCTGTGGCTCGACGACCTGAGAAACAGCTATAAGATCCAGCTGGCCAACCAGGTAACTGTACGGGCTTCCGACGAAAAAGTCGATTATTCGTTAAACTGCGAAAACCGGTACCTGAATAAGGGAGAAGATATCGGCAAGTACATAAAACGTATTAACGACCTGATTGCGCAAGACCAGAAAGACAGGTTCAACAAGAACATGGACGACATATTGGGCGTCCTGGAGTAGGCGGCATGAACGAATTGTACAGGTATTCCGTAAGCAAGAAGTCCCCGACATTGTCTTATAAGCTGTGGCAGGAGACGGTTTTCGTCGATTTCGAACGACGCAGGTATCTCTCGTACTGTCTCGACAACGTTCAGGATCTCGAATTCCTGTACGACCACGGGTTCACCGCCGTCGACAACGCGATCGCCGATACGGTAATGAGGTTTAACTGTATACCCGGGTGCGTAACCGGCATGTCGTGTTCCGGCCATCCGGGGCAGTACCGCGAGGCGTATATCAGGTTTACCGAAATACCGGCCGAGCTTGCCGAGTACCTCGACGGTTCCGGCATATGGATACGTGACGACGACAATACGAATACCTGGCGCGCCTACGGTATCCATAACGATTCCACGTCGGAATGGCTCGACGCGCTGAAATACCTGGCCGACTACCCGGGGATGCCGGACAACGGTTTCGAGTACCTTGTCGAAAGCATAAGTTCCGTAACCGGCAAGGACGGAATAGCACGACTCGAAAAGGTAATATATTAATATGGATGATTATAATACAGTAATGAACGATAATATGCCCGTAAATATGGTAGAAACTCTCGATATGACGAAAAGTCCGATTAATCCCTATACGGTGACAGACAAAGACGAAGTCGTAAAGATATTCAGGGAACTTAACCTGGAAATATCTACCGATATGTCAGGAAGATACATATACGGGAGGGTAGCATGCGATAATACGTACCAGTCTTCAATTTATCCCCATTCCGATGCCGTTATCATGTGGTTGCCTGAGTTCGGACAATTTAAGATATTTAATAAATTGAAATATAAAAAATTCGATGAGACGACCATGCAACCTGTATTTTTTGTTACCGGGCAGTTCTTCATTCCGCAGTCATACGAAGAACTGGTCGATTCGATACAGGCGTTCAAGGAAAACCTGAAATATTATATAGACAAGGCGTACGAGAAAAACGTCGGAAATATCCTGGATGTGCTCGAATAAAATTTTTTAAAAAATTTTTATACGGGGTATTTACAAAGCGGGGAAACTTTACTATATTTAATAATGTCAGTTCAAGGTATGACCGGTTTAATTCCGGTACTAGGCTAATGACCCGGTGAACGAGAAGTCGTTATATGAAGATATCTTGAACAAGTGTTTAAAATAACGGGTTTTAAAAAATTTCCGTTATATATAATAATAAAGGTAAACAAAAGATGAAATTTTTCGGACGTCATTTCGGCTCGCATCATGGATCCTCCCGAGGTTCAGTTGTGGCGTATTGTCCGGAATGTCGTATCTAATCTGTTTATCGAAAACTTTTTTGGATAAGGATACCGGACTGAAGAGCCCGGTATTTTTGTTTTATATGCATCCGTAGCCCAACTGGATATCAGAGCGTCGGTCTACGAAACCGGAGGTTACAGGTTCGAAGCCTGTCGGATGCACTAGATTCGGAAGCGCACGAGATTGGTTTGACTCGCGCGGTCTTGAAAACCGTTGTCCGCAAGGGCTTGGGGGTTCGATTCCCTCCGCTTCCGCTAAATCATAAGCACCTATAGTGTACAAGTAGCAAGTCGCATTGCCTGTGCGAAGGAGACGGGGCAGTACCGTCTAGGTGCTCTATATAAAGCGTCATTGGTCTAAAAGTATGACTATTGCCTTCCAAGCAATAAGAACCGGGGCGGTACCGGTATGACGCTCTAAATCATCCCCGTGGTGGTGTAATTGGCTAGCACAACAGATTGTGATTCTGTTAGTTCGGATTCGAATTCCGGCCTTGGGACTAAATCGAGGATACGCATAACTGGTAGTGCACCCGTTCGGAAGGCGGGCGCGGGAAACCGCAAGGGAGTTCGAATCTCTCATCCTCGGCTAGACATCTGGCGGTATGGCCGAGAGGCTTAAGGCGACCGACTCGAAATCGGTAAAGGGATTGATAGTCCCTTCGCGGGTTCAAATCCTGCTGCCGCCTCTAATTTTTCTATAAAACGGGTTGACATGTATCGGCCCTTTTTCTATATTATTCCGTATAAGCAAAAAGGAGTACCGATGTTCCGTAAATTCCAGGAAATTACGTTCAACGTATATTTTCACGATACTTGGCCGAAAGGTATATCGGATTTGCTTGCTATTTTCTACGTCTGTACATTACTTGCAGAATTCGGTTCATTATTGTATTGCGGCACGCTGATATACAATGACGGCTGGACGCGGATTACTACGCCGTGGATGGTTTCTATCATAGTTTTTTGGCTTACGTTCATTATCAGCATATTCATATGCGAATGCGGTAAAACTCTGAAAGGTACTGACTATAACCGGCTGGATATCGAATCCAAGCGTTACGTGTTCAAGGTGTCTATCGTACTGTTTTTCCATTTACTGTCGTGTGGGTTCATGGCGGTCATATTGCCCGTCGCGATTCTCATTTCGATTTTTAACAGTTTGTCCGACCGTATATCCAGATGGATTTTTCCTGACAAGCCGCCGCGAAATAAGGATTTATCGGACCAGTTTAATTCTTTAATCAGGGATATCGACAATGGTAGATAACAAGAGCTGTCTGAAATACAAGTACCTTACGTTCAGGGTACAGGCGGAACGCAACAAGCCCGACGCCATCTACAAGTGGACCTATACCGTGACCGGTATCGGCCCGTACGAGAATATCAACGTTCTCGGTTTCTACGACGAGAAGATGACGTGCCCGATCTTCCTGATGAGCAACAAGTCGATTTACGAATACGACTGGACGACGGTCTATTCCCGCATATTCGCCGGGATATACAAGGCCTACCTCGACATGTTCCAGGACAACAAGCATATCATTATCGTCAGCGACGCTGTGACGTTCGAGCTGTCCGCGGATCCGTCCTTGACAGCGGGTATAGAACATGCAGGGTTCAAACTGTCGCACCAGTTCGAGGGGTATACGCTCCAGTTCGTCAATCCCGATGTCTATACGATTATCGAGAACGACAACTATATCTTCGACAACGACAAGCTCGAGAACGTCAAGAAAGTAAAAAAGATGCAACAGCTAGACGAGGAGTGGAAAAGGCGTTACGGCAAGATTCCCGAAAACAACCGGCCGATGATCGGTTTTCCCGACGAGATGAAGGAAGCGGAAAAGAAAAGCAAGAAGAGTATTCTGCATTCTCCGGCTCTGCCCGCCGTGGCGATGGTTCTGTTCCTTATCGGTATCATCGCGGCGTCTATTATCGGTTCCAACGCGATATCGAGATTCAACCAGTGGATGAACAAGACTCCGCAGTCCGTGGTCGTCCACGCGGTATACGACACGACGACGCAGAAATCACCCTATTCCCGTGCGGAATCAATCGCGAACACGCTCGACAGCATGTCCGTCTTCGAACCCGGAATGACGAAGCCGCTAGATATCAAGTCAGTCGCCGACTCGATTTACAAGTTCGACCTTATCCACCGCGCCGACTCGATTGCCAAAATCGCGATCAGGCGCGACAGCATAATCGCGGAACTCCCGAAGGAAAAGAAGGTACAGGTTGAACTCACGGCGGTCATCGAAGACGGCGTGACTACGCGTAAAGTACAGACCGGTGTCGTGCTGGATACTATCAGGGAATCCGACATGAGGCATCTGACGAAGACGATTACGGAGATGGCCACCAACATGGCTAGGGACCGTCAGGCCGAAATCGACACTGCCAAGTCTTATTACCGCGTTACAAAGAATTTCATCCGGATGGAATAGGTGGTCGTATGGTCGAGCTCCTGAAGAAATATATAACGGTTGTCTTATTCCTTGCCTGCTGCGGTTCCTTCTATATTATCGGCGAGATTTGGCATAAGCCGGCTTTCCAGAAAGAAATCATCGAGGACCGCAAGTTTTCGATGCCGGTAACTATCGAGATGTATACAGTAATCAACGACGGCGTCACGAGGCGCGTGGTCGCTTCCAAGGTAGTGACGGATTCCATTACTCACAAAGATACTGAAATCGTCAACCGTGCGATTAAAGAAGCAACTCACCGTATGATTGCTATCCGTCAGAAAGAAATCGACCATAACAAGCGTTACTGGCGTTCCGCGAACTTCGTAGATATTGGAAAAGAACAGGGTTTCACACCGGTCGACATTTCCTTTACGGAGGATAGGTAGTGGACAACAGGGAATATCACCCGCATGTCGTCCCGAACGACATTAGTGGTTATAAGAGAGATCATTACACGAGAGACGAGGAGTTACGACGTATGAGCGTAGACGAGGGTTGCGGCTGTATCTGTTTGCTCGGCTTCTTGCTTTTCACCATTTTTATTCTCATGGGCGCCAGCGGGCGTTTTGACGACCCGGATTTCAAGGCGAAACAGGAAATGGCGAAACGAGAGGCGTTTATCGCCGACAGCGTAAAGCACGCGAAAGACAGCATAGCGAGATACGAATACGTATACGACAGCGTCATAACGGCGCTGCACGTGAGGGACAGCATAAACCGCGTGCTCGAAGAACAGAAGAAAACCAGGATTACGTTTACCGCCTTTATCGACGACGGCGTGACGTCCAGGGAGGTGAACGTCGTTTCCGAGGGCGACTCGCTCCCGATTGCGTCGATACGGCTGTTGGGCCAGTCGTTCAACAAGCTCGCGTTCACCGCGGCGGTGGAACGGCAGAACGAGATTGACAATAACAAGGAATACTATACCAAGTTCGTCACCGGGAATGATAACTAGCCTGTATTCCGGAATTTCCGTAATTTTTTATAAATAAGGGTTGACGGAAGTCGACCCTTTTTCTATATTATCGTTAAAATCGGAGTTTTAAGATGCATTATAGTATATTGCTGGTCGACAAGAGAAAACACCCGCTCGAACCGGGCTGGTGGTCCAGGTATACGGTTTTCGAATCAGAAAACCTGACCAAGACCGCCAAGTTCTATTCGCATCTCTACAGCATGTTCAGGAACTACGTTGTCGACCTCGACGACTATACGAAATTCGACCTGATTTTCTGCGAGGATACGAATTACGATCCGGATACCGGATGTTTCAAGTTCGTCGACCTCGACGTCCTGCCGGTTTCCATATCGAAACAGTTGGATCATATGATTAAAAACCACCTCGACTACTCGAAAACGTGGGCAAAGGGGATAGAGGAATAAGTTTATGATAGAGATTCAAGGAAAGTACAATACCGCGAAGGTATATACCGACAACATAGAA